GCGCGCATTGAACCGGACGAGCATCTTGCCCAACAGGGGAACCATAAAAGGAACGTCGACCTCAGTAAAGAGCCGGCGGGATAAGAAAGTGGCGTCGCCGTTCAACGCAGGGGCCTTCGCCTTGAGCACCATTTTGAAACGGCCCACCGTGCCAACCCACAACTTCAGGTCAAACCGTTTGTTAAGGCATGCGAGCAGGTCGTCGCCTAAAATGAGGCATTTGCCCCGGCGATCTTGTAGCACACATGAAACAACAAACATGGTCAAATTGTAGACCGAGTTGCGAAAGGTGGTGTTGGTGGTGCCCGTTGGGAGTTGGTACATCAAGTGGACTTTGAGTCCGAATTCTCGATTGGTGAGCGTGTACTTCTCGAGCGCGGTCATGAGGTCCAAATACCAGCCGGGGAAACCCAACTTCGCGAACCAGAGGTTGACCAGGACGCACACTTTGCTGCGCTGCTCGCGGTCATTCCTACTGTAGTCACCTTCAACGACTTCACGGTAAACATCGGAAATGATGAATTTTGCGAGTTCGATGTCGTCCTTCTTGTAACCGAGCATGCATTGCACCCGGCCACCAACGCTAATGCGGTCACCGTTGCGCTCGTGTTCTAGGAGAGAACAGAGGCGCTCCATGGCCACCATTTGGGGCGGGCCAGTGACGGCATTGAAAGCGTCGGTGCCGGCGTATATGATGCGCCCGGCAGCGGACTTGTCGAACCTTTTCCCGACGAGCGTCTCTATCTTGACGCTACCGTTCTTCGAAGAAAGTTCTTTGCGAGTGTGGGAGTCGATGTCTTCCCAGGCTTTAACCATACGGAGCCGCTTGGACTCATCGAACTTGTTCAACCACCGTTCGCGGTCCTCATCATTTTCCTCCCAAGTGTCGAAGAGGAAAGGCAAGTCGCCGATGACTTTGGTCGCCTCGTTGAACATAACGGGGTCGATGTCATCAGCGGCACCTGCCTGGATGAAATTGGACCGCTTGTTGACAGCGGCGGTGTATGATGTGGTGTCATTAGACGTGACGATCGGGACTGAAGCGCTATGGAGCGGTCCCAATTGGTTCACGGGGTCATTGACAGCATCCAAGTCGACGGGTTCGCGTTCAGCGACCTCGTGTCGTACTTGCCAGACCACGTCTCTCTCTTGTACGAGGGTGAGACGGGAATCGAGTTCGAAAACAGATCTGTCCTCGCCGATAGGCCGGCTGACATTGATCGGCATGCCGCCCGCCCTCGACTTCGCCAGACGGGCGTTCCGATGGGCGGCCGCATGCGTCTGGTGTCGCTGGGGGCGG